GGCAGCATTTCCCCAGCCTTCTATGTCGTCTGTAACCGTATGAATTTTTGCTTGTTTAGTGCGGTTTTGTATGTTTGGTAATTTTGCGATATGATGTTTTTGAACTGAAACACCAGCGCCAGCACCGCATAGAAGAATATAGAAAAATTCGCCAAAAAATTCTGCACGATCAGCGTAAGTACTGGTGCAGTTATATAGTCGCATTTGATGCTTTATAAGTTGATCGCCACCAAACTGAAGAGCTCTTTGAGCTCCGAGGAAGTATTTTTTCTTGTAGAGGTCTTCTGCTTCATCAATAAGAGCAGAAAGTTCAGGGGTCATTTTGTTTTTGTAGAAACTTCTGTGCATATCCATTACACGTTCTACAGCTTCGTTCCAGGTTTCATACCTGTTTTTTAAATCATTCCATCTTGAATAACCTTCAAAAAATTTGGCGTCAGACATCATATCTCGGGTGTCACGATCGCCATTGAAATGAACTACGTTATCGAGCATTATTTACTCCTCGTTATTGTTATAATGTGAAAAAGACTCATATCCCTCAAAAGGGTCGCATATTTTGTATAAATTTTGGATTTTTAGTAAGTTTTTATCAACATGTAGTATTTATTACATATCCAACTCAACATATGGTATTGTTTCAAACTTAGCAAAAAAGTTTACACAGCCATAGGTGCTTTGATCGCGTCAATCAATAAGCTCATCTTCAAAGAAGACATCACCATCTACAATCACTTTTTTTCTATTCTTATCATAAACGTTTGCAAAGTGAACGTTACGGGATTTTATTCGGTTTCGAAGAGTCGAGTATGGTATACCAAGATGTTTTGCAGCGTCAATCATACCAACAAATTCAGCTTCGTCTATGATTATTATTCTTGAATTTGTTGGTTTTCTTCCTAACAAAGATTGGCTCAATTTTCTCTTATGTTCTTCGGTTTTCAGAATGCCCTTGTTATAGCTTTTTCCACTTGGTGTTTTTTTCTCTAAGTTTTCAGAACATCCTCTTTTATTCGACTTCTTTATCTTTTCTATAGTCTCCGCTGAATGCTTTTTCCCAGAAAATAGTGCGCTATTTTTTATGTTTTTCCCAGAATAACTAAGATCTTTCGAACTCAAAGAATTACTAATTTTTTCTTTAGTTTTATTAGAATGTATTCTACCGGTGGATGTATTACTTAGTTTCTTTCTTATGATTTCTTTATTTTCATTATAAGTAAAAGTATCTCCTCCATCACCAGATTCTTCCATGAGATTTGCAAATTCTTTAGACTTCACCACACCAAAAATTTTACTAAAAAATAATCCAGTTTCTATTATTTCAGCTGGATCTTCAGAGGCCAATAAAATAATAGTTTTCACGTCGTATCCGTGTTTTGATATATGTCTTTTCCATACTTTTCCAGAACCAGGATATCTATACGGATCATTACTTACTGTTTTACCTAGATATTTCATCCCTGTTTTATTGTGAATTTTAAGATACAAATAGATCATATTACCTCCTTGTCATATGATCTATTTATAAATGCTAAACTGCCATTTGACCCTTTATTGTAGGATGGTGTAAATAATTTTTTAGTTCAAACGCATTAGCGTCATCTAACCTAAAACCATTCTTCAATCTATCGATCAAATCGAAATTGACATCAATTTCTAGTGTAGGAAGTGGATATTCTTTCCTTAAAAGTTGTTCTTTAACTTGATTGAAATGATTGTGATATATGTGTGCGTCGCCTACAGAATAAACTAATTCGCCGACTTGCATATTAACCTCTTTAGCTAAGATATGAATGAGAAGCGCATATGATGCTATATTGAATGGTGCACCTAAAAATACATCATTCGACCTCATTGTCAACATTCCACTTAACTTGTTATTATATACACGAAGCTGGAAGGCATAGTGGCAAGGTGGGAGTGCCATATCTGATATGAGCATTGGATTCCACGCGGATAAAATAATTCTTCTCGAATCTTGGTGGTTGTGCAGTTGGTTAATGATTCCTTCAATCTGATCTTCTCCAGCGATTGGGTCGTTGTAGTAGTTGAACCGCCGCCATTGAGCTCCATAGACTGGGCCAAGTTCTTTGACGAGATCAGTGTTGACGTATCCAAGAGCTTTCCCTTGAGAGTCGGCGTTGGCTGTCCATATGGTTGATTTACCGATAAGATCCTCTCTAGACTTTCCGAAGGTGAGCTCAGCAAGCCTTCTTTCGTCAGTACTTCCTTCAAGGAACCAAAGTATCTCACCGACGACCGCTTTCCATGCGAGCTTTTTCGTTGTAACCGCCGGGAAACCTGCCGAGAGGTCGAACCGCATTTGGTATCCGAAAATGGATCTTGTTCCCACACCAGTTCTATCATTTACATTTTCTCCATATTCTAGGATATCTTTAAGTAACTTATGATATTGCTTCAAATTTTTCTCCAAATACTAAACGTAAGACCATCTTGTTCCTTCTTTGCCATTTCAACATACTCAGCCAAATACTTATTCATTGGCACGAACGCGTCACACTCATAATCTCCTGATATTTTTGTTACATAAATGCTTTCACAAAACTGCAAAGTCTGTTGATAAATGTCTGCACCACCGATTATCCATATGTCAAGATCAGGATATTCTGTTTTAAGCATCGTTGTGAGTTGGTTCATATCTCCAAAATAGACACCATCTGGAATTCCTTCCAATTTAGAACGCGTAACTACTATGTTTGTTCTATTTGGTAGTTTTTTGTTACCAAGAGACTCCCAAGTTTTACGGCCCATTATTACAATATGCCCATCTGTACATTCACGAAACCATTTCATATCGGCAGGATTATGAGGCCAAGGAAGCCCACCATTTTTTCCTATACCATACTTTTCATCGTGCGCTAGTATTGCTTTGACTGTCATGTTTTTCTCCAACTCATTAGTTTGAGATTTGCTTCCAAACCTTTATATGAATTCTTCAATATGATTTCTTCGACGCTTACGGCTCCATTCAATATCATTTCATTTATATCTTTACCTGGAGCGTTTGCTGGCCAAATGCATATTGTATGCCCTAAACGAATTACTCTTTCCATACGCTTATGAATTTCTTTATTGCGCGGCTCGTTATCAAATACAATAATAGCGTTTTCAAGATTTTCAAGACCACTCATATTTCCGTCTGCACCTGCCATAGCGATCGCATTAGACAAAAACATAGAATCGATTGCGCCTTCCACAACGAAATATTTTTTTGTAGTATCAACTTTATCTAGACCGAAGATTTTTGGTCTCTCATCAAACATGATTGTTATATAGCGAACGCCATTCGGATTGAAACCTCTTGCAGAGACACCAAAAACTTTGCCATCTTTATCAATAAAAGGCATCACTAGGCGTGGTTCGTCTTTTTCTGTGCTTTCAAACTTATTCGGAACAAGACTATTCACCCATGTCTTAAACTTGGGAGCATAATAAAGACGATAATGCTGATTTGTGGGTATTTTTCTTTGCTCAATGTATTTTTTGAGCGCATGAGAAGGATCTAATTGAGATATCTTCTTTAATGTCTTAAGAGGATTTTCTTTGAATTTTGGTGTTTCAAATTTTGTTTTTTCTAAAGTCGGTTTTTCTTCTTTTGTTTTATTGATATACTTTTCAGCTACATAGTCATTATATGCTAATCCGTCAACACTTTTAAGAAAATAAGAAAAAGATTGACTTGTGCCGCAGTTGTGACAGAAGTAATGAAATGTATTATCTTTTTCGAGAAGCCAACCTCGAGCTTTTGCTTTAGACTTTTGCGAGTCGCCGCAAACTGGACACCGAAAGTTTATTTTGTAGGGAGCGGTCGAGCGGACTTTAAACCGCTCGAGCCGACTTGAAAGCATGTTTGCGTAGTGAAGATCTACGTAATCCACCATTGTAAAAATCTCATGATTTAGGAATATTATAGCTAATAGTATACTATTTTGTAGAAAATGTCAACCGAATAATGCAGCCCACGGAATTTTATTCAAAATGAATAGTAAAACAGCTCCGATACCAAGAAGATACCATCTCCAGTTTTCTAAAGCAGATATTCTTTTGTCTTGCTTATCGAGTTTTTCAGACATGTTTTTATTTAATTTTTCGATAGATTCAAGAAGTTCTTTATGTCTTCTTTCTCTTTCTATTTGAGCATTTGTACGCATGTCTTCTAATTTATTATTTAGTTCTTTACGAAACGCCAATTCGTCTTCGTTGTGTTTTATTAACTTGTCTTCAACAGTTGTTATTCTTTTTTCGTTGTTTTCCAAGATATTTTCCTGTACAGCTAAGGCCTTATGAATTTCGGCCATTTGTTCAACTGCATGATCTACCTTTTGAAAAACACGCTCTATTTGCTTAACGTCTTTTTGTATCAAAGCAATGTCGGTTTTAAGTGAATTCATTTCATTATCCGTCATTCTCCGTTTCCTTCTTCGAGCTGTGTTTTAAGTCTTTCTATTTTTTCTTGACCTCTCGTCCAAGCTGTTATACCTAAAACTGCACCCATAGCAGCATGAAAAACACCACCAGATAATAATGTCATTGGATTCCATTGAAGTGCAACAGAACCCGAACCGTAGACTTGAATTAAACTCCAAAAAATCGGAAATACTATAAAATCAAATAAGATAATTGCCATATAACATAGAGCCATTAATGGTCTCCAGTATTTTTGCATCCAATTATCGTCTTTAAATATATTCATAATAGTATTTATCTAAATTGAGATTTATAAATTGCTATAATTCTTTGTTGTTGCGCAATTAAAGCTCTTACATCTGACAAATTTAGTGCTATATTTTCATAGCCTTCTGCTGTTACTGCAAACAGCACGATTTCGCCACTTTGAATTTGCGCAAATTTTTCTTCTATGTTTTCTGGCGTTATAATAATCCATTGAACATTTCTTAATCTCAATTGATCTACTTCTGGAACTATAGGAGCTGGGCGAGGAACCTGAACGGTTCGAACCTCAACTGGTGCGGCTGTTTCTATTTCTTGAGATGATGAACACGCAGCCAAAAATACTAATGCTGATATGAGTAAATACTTCGTCATTGTCTCAACTCCAAAAATAACCACGGGCATTCAGAATTAAACTCACGTTCAGTAATGGCGGCTCTTTCTCTTTCATTGAGAGGAGCTCCAGACATAAGTTCGAAACATCTCGTAGCGTTTGAAGAAGCTCTATTGATTGTGCGTTCAACTAACCCGGGTCTTGCTGCAGCAAGAGCGTCTAACTCATGTCGACCCAGACGCTCTCTTAACTCGTTATTTTGTGATCGTATAATTTGAAACTCTGACTGCACTCGTGAAAAATCTTCTTGTACTCTAATATATTCAGCTTGAAGATCTTCTATTGTTTTTACATTTTGATTGTTCGCTGCTGTAATGGTCGCGACATTTGCTGTCAATGTCGCGTTATTTGATATAAGCGCAGCAATACGATTTTGAGTAGTGGTGTAGTAAAAATACGCACCACTACTCATAAGAGTAATCAAAATACCTATGAAGATCCAGGATTTCATTACTTTTCGCTCGCAGGTACTTTTGCGAAGCTGTTACCAGTCAACTTATCCATAGCTTTACCCTGGCCCCAACGACGATTGTTCATCGTTCTAGAAAGAGTCTTTCTTTTTGCTTTATTTTCTGGCGTGTCATCGTCATCAAACGACTTATCAATTTTCTTATCAAGATCAGCTTCAGACTTTCGGGCTTTAACAATGTATGTACCAATCTTAGCAGCGGAGATTTCGTCAATCTGCTCTACTTCTTCTTTGTTCTCCTGTATTTTATCTTGGCCTGTGGCTGTTTTTTCTACTCTTTTTACTGGCATTAATTTTGTATGTGAATGACCATCAGCACCCGTATACGTAACTGCTCTTTTCATGGCAGTTTTAGTGACTTCATCGAGCTCTGCTTCTTCAGGCAATTTACCTTTTACTAACTTGTTTATGTTGCGAGAACGATGAAGACTATTTAATCTATTCGGTTTGCCAGTCGTTTTGTCTGGTCTGCTATCAGGCCGCGCGTGTCCATGTTTTCCTATTTTTGTCATTGCATGAGGCATAGTAACCGATCTTTTAATAGGATCAACGCCGGTCGCAGTTTTTTCTGCTCCTTTTTTCCCACGGAATTGAGAATGATAAAAATCTCTGTTGCCTTCTTTTGAAGCGCTTCTGCCTGCAACTCGATTAGCTTCTTTCGCTTTCTTTTTTTCTTCTGGGCTCAAAGCTTCATCGAGTTCAGTTTCTTCTTCCATTTTAGCTTCAAGCGCAAGACGAATACGGCCAAGCAGTTCTTCTTCAAGAGCTTCTTTCATTGAAAGAGGATTTCTGTTAACTGCTCTTTTCATGGCAGTTTTAGTGACTTCATCGAGCTCTGCTTCTTCAGGCAATTTACCTTTTACTAACTTGTTTATGTTGC